TTCTGAGACAGGAGGGCATCCTTGACGACTGCCCCGACAGCGGCGTAGTGCGCCGCAATCACGACGTGGAGGTTGTCCAGCTTGGCGACCTGGGTCACTTCGGCGACACGCAGGCCAAGGACCGTTCGATATGGGGCGCTGCTCCCGCTTGGCTGGACGTGATCCTGTGGGGCAACCATGATCGCGCCGTGATCGATGGCCGTCACTTCTTCCAGGGCTACCAGAAGACCTTCCCAGAGACACTTGATCTCGTCAAGGCTGCCACCAAGAGTGGCAAGCTACGCCTGGCACACGAGGCCCATGGCTTTCTGCTCACACACGCCGGGCTGCACGCCAAGTACAAGTACAACAAGGCTCCGCAGGGAAACTCTGCCGAGATCGCAGCGTGGCTCAACGAGCGCGAGAACGAAGATAGCCAAGATGAGGACTTCCTGGCTATCAGGGACGCGATCAGCTACACACGCGGCGGGCGTTCAACCCATGGAGGTATCCTCTGGCGCGATGCGTCGGAGAGTCTGTATGCCCCGATTCGTCAGGTCTTCGGACACAGCAAGGCGGAGAAGGTGCGTTACTACCAGTCGAAAGGCATAGGCGACTCGTACTGCGTAGACGTAGGCGATCCGTTCAATGGACGCCTAGCGGCTATCTGGCTCCCTGAGGAGACGGTTGTCGAAGTCAACCTCACGGCTAACGAGACATGGGACCCGGCGATCTCTCATGAGTTCTGATGCCCATCTACGAGTACCGCTGCGCTAAGTGCGGCTACGAGTGCGATAGCATCTTCCCGATAGGCCGCGCGAGAAAATCAGTTCGCTGCCAAGGTTGCAATGGCCGGGCAGTTCGTGTATACTCTGCACCTGCTATCCAGTTCAAGGGCTCCGGCTTCTACAACACCGACTACCGGCAGAAGAAACACCACGGAGCCAAAGAAGACCAACCTACCCCGCAAGAAACCAAGGAGAAGGCAGATGCAGGTAAAGGCAGCACTTCCAAGTGATCTCCTCGACGGACACTGGGAGGTTCGTTCTCGACAGATCCCCAAGCGGGCTGTCTTCCCTCTGATCATCCTTCTGATCGCACTGATCGGACTCATGAGCCCGCTCTTCGATCTTCATCACGTTCACGGCTTCCCCGGCACAAAGCTCTACTCGCAGCATCTCTTCTTCGATGGCATCGCCGACGCCGGAGGCTACTACGCCTCGACATTCTGCAAGCACTGGTACCACCGCATCCCGATCGCTGTGGGATTCGCCCTCGTGTCCACTTTCGCCCTTGTGACGTTGGTGGGCTGATGCACTGGATCGTCAGTAGCGGCATCCTTGACCACTGGGCCTTCTTGGAGCGCGAGCAACAGGCCATCGATGATCCGGTGCGTGTCGTTCCAGCGGATGACCTGGACGCTGCGCACCATCTGATACGAAGATTGGAATCTGAACGTGACCAGTACCGCGAGGGTTGGCTATCTCGTGGTCGTGACATCAACCGCATGAGCGACATACTCTGCAACCCTCCTCAGAGCCTCGCTGATCTGATTGAGCGCATGGAGAGCCGTCACCCCGAGACTGTCATCGCTCGTGCTGTGTGTGGGCATATCTTGACGATCCATGAGGGGAGTATCAATGGCAGCTAAGCTCGCCATCTACGTTTGCCCGGTGCCCGGCTGTGTGACGATCGCAGGGAAGGCCGGTCCATGTCCCAAACACCCTCACAAGGCCCTCACACGCGAGATCTATGAGCACCGCCCCAGGCTCGATTCGCCAAAGCCCGGTGACCTCGGGAACACGACTCGGAACCCGTTCAGCTTTGGCGGCTTCGATAGCATGGGTGACGTGCTGGACAACCTATTCGGTAGCGATCGACCAGGAGGCAAATCATGAGTCTGTTTCTGTGCGAGCAGTGCGGCCACATCGAGAACACGGCGCTGTCCCACTATCACCTACGCGGTCAGTATGGTCACGACGGCCGAGCCCTGTGCTCTCATTGCGACCCCGGCATGGAGGGTCACAGTGTCTTCCCATCGGAGCCATGGGACGGAGAGATCGTCCGCAACCCGGAGTTGATCCCACGCTTCCACTCCTTCAGATGCTACCCCGACAAGTGCTCTCACGGAGCCTTGGGGAACGCCGGGAGCGCACATCTGGGAGCCATCAACGTCTGCAAGGACTGTGGGACACGCGCCGAGATCATCGACGTGGGCCGCGAACGCCGGGAGTTGGAGCAGGACGCTCGCTATCTGCCCCAAGACTATGCGTGGAAGATCCTCGCGTGATCTTGGTCTTCATCCTGGGCACCCTCTCTTCGTTCATCGGCAGTATGCTGGCGCTCGCCCTCTGGATGCACTACGACCTAGAGGGTTGGTGGGAGCAGCGCAGGCTAGCTCATGGCAAGCAGCTAGACGAGCGCCAGCGGCGCGCGGCGGAAGAGCACGGCAAGAAACGCTAAGCAGCTACCCTCGGTGTCAATGGCGGCACCGAGTCGATGTAGCGGTAGTGCTTGCGCAGATCCATTTCGTGCTTGATGATTCCCAGGGCCACGGATGGTCCTGTGTATGCGGTCTGTAGCTCCGACGTGTTCATGTATTTGGTGTCGCCGTCAAAGTCCAAAGCTCGCCACAGGGCTTTGATCATCCTGCGCTTCACCACGTACGCCTTGGCTAGCCTAAACGGACTCACTGGCTACCTCCAACGGCTCGACTACCACCACGGGACAAAGGATGACCGACTCGATGTGCTCGCCTCTCTCATTTCGCAGCACGGCCTTCGGGCCTTTCCTGGCCTCATCGACTGCGCGCGACGAATGGAAGTGAGTTTTGTCCATCAAGCCAAACTCCAGTCTTCCGGAGATCATTTCGTCGTACTCCCGAGCCTGCCGATCCTCATCGCTCTCGATGACTACGGGCCTAGCTCGTTTTCTACGAGAGATGTACCAGAGGCAGACGCTCTCAAGCGTACGCATTAGCTCGTCCTTGTCGGCTCAACGGATACCGTGAGGCCAAGGACATCCTCGGGACGACCCTGCCTGCCTTTGATGCGAGCAAGCGTGTCCTGCACCGCTGCGCGGGCATTGTCGGTGAGAGGACCCTGAGATACGATCGCGGGGTTACCGCCCGTCGGAACGAAGTGCTGAACCTGCTCAGGCTGCCGTGAAAGATCTCCGAGAGGAGCTTTCGACTTACCGAATTCGCCTTTCTCCAGTTTCGCGTGCTGGTTCGGATCGACGTATCCGACCACGACACCCTGCTGGTTGAACTCCGTCTCGACCGTGAGTTTCGTAATCGGCTCACCGACCTCGTTGGTGATCATCGCCAGCGTGGTATTGGTTTTCTGGATATTGGTGGTCTGGCCTTCGGCTACTCGTTTCGCCGTGCCATCGCCGATGATCTCGATGCGACCAATGTTGGCGCGTAGGACGTGATCGTTCTCATCGCCTGGTTCCAGCGGGAACATATCTCCGCGCACGCCACGCGGTTTCAACTCGATGCGGCGGGTTTTCATATCAGACTGGCGCTGTAGCCTGATAGAGAATGGTGACGTGTAGAGGTTGCGTATCCATTTCGGACCCTCTGCGTCCTCCTGGGCTAGGGCCTCTGCCTCTGCATCCTGGACCGCTGCTACCTCGATCTCGATGGCCTTCTGCTGTGCCAGCCATGCGTCAACGGGCTCAGATACCTCGGTCGGGATAGGTAGTCCAGCAGCCTTCAGCGTGCTGTACGTCTGTAGGAGAGCGGCCCACTGCTCTTCAGTGAACTCGTGCGTTACCGCTGCGGGTACTTTTGGTGTTACTTTGCGAGGCGTGACCTTTTTACGGGTAGGTGCTTTGCGCTTCGCGGGTGCTTTCGCTGTTGCCATGTTGGCTCCTTTGTCTATATGTGAACTTGTCGGGTACTGCTGTACTGCACTCACTTGTTATTTGCTGGGGGAGTACCCGAAAACAAGTAGACGCGCGTAGGTAATGTGCGATGCCTACTACCAAACTTTACCCCACCGGACGTTTGAAAGCAACTCGATCTGTGGCCTTCAAGGATCTCAGTGTCTATGCCACAGCGCCCATCCCAACGCCCCCTCCGACCTGGGAAGTTCCGTTCCAGAACGCAAACGTGAACAGCCACTATCCGATCGATGGAAACGCCACTTACGGGTGTTGCACCATCGCAGGACTCGACCACCTGAACCGCGCTTGGAGCGGACTCTACAAGCAGCCGTACACGCCCCCGACCGAACCAGTTCTAACCAGCAAGTACTTCGCATTTACAGGTGGCCAGGACACCGGGCTGAACGAGGAATTCGTCTTGAAGAAGTGGTACGAAGAAGAGATCTTCGGGACGAAAATCGCGGGCTTTGCTCCTGTCTCAACCACGAGCCTTCTGCAACAGCACCAGGCGATCAGCTTCTATGGCGGCTGCTACCTGGGTATCAAGTGCCCGGAATCAGCACAGCGCGCTTTCCAGAAGGAACAAGAAACCGGACAGGTAGTCCCGTGGGTCTACGAAGGAGAAGAGACTGAAGATGGACATTGTGTTGTCGCTCTTGGCTACGGCCCGAACGGTGGTCTTCACTGCGCGACTTGGGGAGGTATTGCAGTACTCACGCCTAGCTTCTTGGCTCACTACCTCGATGAGGCGTGGATAATCCTCTCGCAGCAACTCGTTGATGCGAAGCAGGACTCCTTGGGACTCAACCTCGCAGCGCTCCAAACGGATCTGTCCAAGATCTAAGCTCACAATCCTAAACAGATGGCCAATCGCTGGCCGGGAACTACTGCTACATAGTATGTATGAGATCCCGAGACAGACGTGCTATAGAGGCCATCATCGCAGCCTGGGTCCACGAGCAGGAACGCTTGCGGCGCGGTTGAGCTATACTGGAGGGCATGGGACACTATGATCCGCATGCCTCGGGGCTCCTCAAAGGAGGGGGTCTGCGACGCTTCAAGGTACGCCGCAGCGTGATCCAAGGCCGGAGGCTCAAACACTTCCCCGATGTGCATATCTCTGACCTTGGGCGCGTCAAGAGCGAAGTTCCAGACTTCGATCCGGCCCTGGAATTCGAGTACACTCAGCGCGAGCTACTGTTGCTAGCTGAGAAGATGCTGCTGGAAGACAAGAAGCCCGCAGAGGAGCATCCCGTGTGGCTCAACGTTGCCAAGATCAAAGACCGGCTGAAGCACGAGATCTACTGCGCGAACGGCATTCCCGACCCATCGATCGTGCAGGGGCTCTACTGGCGTACCCACCCTAACGGACGCCCATGGGTACCAGAGGACATCAGGAGAGCCACGGGGAGCGGCTTCTACGGCCATACCAGGAGCACGGCCCTGCCTATCCCTCCGCCCCCTCCCAAAGAAGAGCGAAAAGATTGCAGCTTCGATGGCTGCAACTACCCGGCTGGCAATCAAGGTCTATGCTACTCGCACCATGGTCAGTTCAAGCTTGGAATCCCTTTGCGTCCGGTCAAACGCCACGTCGGCAAGTCGAAACTAGCCGAACGACTTGAGGCCATGGTCGATCGCATGGCGGCAAAAGCATAATCATCTACCGGCCAGGAGCAAAAAGAAAGCCCCGCCGAAGCGGGGCTTTCAGTACGACTATCAGGCAGTGGAGTCTTACAGACGCCATTCCCCGGTGCCGCTCGTGACTCCCGAGCCTGTTCCCAGACCTGAGATGTTGAGCTTGGCCGGTGCAGCGTTGCTGCTTGCCTTGACGATGCGGGACAGTCCGCGAGGGTTGAGGATGAGCATTCCTACAAGCTCGTCCATGACCCAACCCTTCCAGAACTGCTCGACCTGGTGGTTCTCCTCGACATCGAGAGAGTACATGACAGGGAAGACCCCGATGAACTCCGGCTCGGCTGCGAGGAAGACCTCACCCTGAGGGATGATGATCGAACGCTGGATCTGGAACTCGCCGAAGCTCGTGATGCGGCCTCCTGCGAATACCTCGTCCTTGAACCTGAAGCCTGTGACGTTCAGGTCCCAGTTGTAGAGATCGCGGATGTCTGCCGGGTGGGCAAGAACACGACGCGCCTCTAGCTGGTTGATTTCGATCTGCGAAACAGCGTTGTAGAAGTCGGCAGGCTCAAGCGGGTTACCTTCGCCAAGGAGCACGGTGTGTTCGTTGACGTTAGCTTCCGGACCTGATGCCACTCCTACAGCACGACCACCTGTCGGTGCAAGTCCAACGGGACCTTCACCAGCCTGTGATTTCGTGATTGCTTCGCCGAGCCCGACAATTGCCTGCTCAAGAAGTAGGACTAGACGTGCGTCCTCCTGCTTCTGGATGGCCTGTCGTGACTCGTCCTGGGCGTATTCCACAGCGTTGACTCGTAGGTAGTACAAGTCCTCCTTGCGGATGCGCGGGAAGGTTGCAAGCCTGAACAGAGTCGGGAATGCCTGCCTACCCTCGAACGGTGTGATCTTGACCTCGGCGTCAGTGCTGTTCAGCACGTACGCGCGGCCCAGGTCGTCCAGGATGTCATACGGCATGAGGGGTCCTCGCTCCAGCGTGTCCTCCACGAGGACGTTGCGGACGATTCCCTCATAACGAAGACGAATCTGGATCGGACCAATCATGCCCTGGCCGATGCGACGCATTGCGTTGCCCTTGTCGGCAAGAATTGCCTCAAGGCGACCGATCTTCTGTTTCTTGGAGAGCTTCGGAAGATCTTTTAGCTTCTCCTCGTAGTCAGCGGATGCCACTACTTGTCGTTGAAAGTTCTCGTACATTTCAGTGGCCTCCTTAGATCACTAGCCTGAAGCGCAGAACGCTTGCGTTGTATTCGATGAGTTCACCGATCTCCGTTTTGACTTCAGACGGTTCGACCACGGTCAAGCGTCCGTCGGCTCCAGCGTAGAGCTTTACGACAGCGCCTTCTTTGGTTTCCGCCGCCTTCGTCGCTACTTCGGTCGGGTTGAAGCCCGGCGCGAGTAGATCGTAGATCGAATCGGGTCCCTGCCATGCAGAGATGTTGCTGGTGTTTTTGACACCATCAAACGTTCCACCGACCCACTGACCGAGAAGACCGAAGACAGCTTGACCGCCTTCTTTCGCCGCACCATCAGCGATGGCGAAGTTTTCTCCTGAGGTTTTGACGAGTACGGTTCCCGGAACCAACGAGCCTTCGAAGGTGAAAGCGGTTGCGCTTCGAGTGAATGGGCTAGCTGCTGCTGCCCCTGAAGCTACCACACCTTTTTTGTCCGTTGACAACGGGACGCGGATTCCTCCGCTGGTGTTTCGCAGTGACGGGTCAAGATAGCCCGATGTTGGGGTTGCCTGGGTCTGGCCCTGGACAACACGCAAGAGACGTTTCTGGCTCGTCACGTTGATGTTTGAGGCATCACTTCCTACAGGATAAATGATCTCCATGTGATGTTATTCCTTTGACAGAAGCGTCCCTTGATTGGTAGCTTCACTCATTCTCGTAACGGCGAGCCGGTAAAAGTATGTAGCAGCTTACGCTAATTGATTACTGCCCAGTTGATCAAGTGCGTATGCGGTTCTTTATTTTCTAGCCGAATGGTGAACCCTACTCCTGGTTCGCGCACATTGATGTAGCATTCTTTTTCGCCGCCTTCTTTCAACTCAAGCGTGATCAGGATGACCGATGTGCCTGTGACCGACGGAGCAGCAATCGTCTGAAGTACGTTTTTGTTGGAGACTTCGAAAATCCCCGTTTCGATGTTGATACCCATAGGTTGCTAAAAGGTAAGGTTGTGCTTACCTATAGGTTACGAAAAGAGCGCTGCGTCAGCTACGTCTTCGGCAACCGGCTCTGACTCAGACTCATCGCTAGCAATCACGCTATCGAATCGCTTGGTCGAAGCGGTGGCCTTGCCGAACGCACCCGGCATACGGGTGACGCCCGCTGTACGCTGAGCAGCAAGCTTCCTGGTGCCCGCCGTCTTGACGCGAGAGAGCATGTCCATCTGGGCCTGAATCTCCTCATCGCTCTGCGGTGATAGCTCTGCTAGGCGCTCGTACTTGGCGTCTTTCTCGATCAGACCGAGATCGACTTCCATGTCCGCGAGCTTGAGCGATGACACAAAGTGTGAAGTGAACCCATCGAACTGCATATCGCTGACCTCGCGGGTAACCGGCTCCTGCTGGCGATAGATCTTGTTGCCATCTGTGCCAGTCCACTGACTCGTCGGCCCAGAGTTGTTCTCCGGTGTGCTTGCAGGTGAAAGGACATCGACGCGATCCTGAGCTTTCCCTACCGGGTCAACAGGCTCCGTGCCTTTGTTAGCAGACCCGCCAGAGAGTCCCGGCTGGTCGTAGAACGGCTTGGAGTCGTATGCCTGGCGGACAGATGAATCCTTGTTCTGGTTGCCTTCAAGGCTCTCCGTCGTAACCTCATCCGTGAGCCCTTTCTGGGTTCCGTCTGAGTCGCCGAAGGTCTTGGTAGGCCCGCTGTCCTCGGTTGTTTTGGTTGCGTCGAATCCTGAGTCGTCGGAAGTCTCCGATGCAGTCGGTAGGCTCTCCGTTTTGTCAGCGCCTACGTCTGTGACGCCGGTTGAACCTACGCCGGTAACGTCTACTTGTGCGTCGGCTGTTGATGCTGCCTCGTTGCTTGGCTCAATGACCCCACCGACGCCAGTGGCGTCAACCCGTACGTCAGGCGCAGCCTCCGGGCCAGTCGGACCATCAGCGGTGTGTGTCGTGCTCATGGTGTCTCCTGTGTGGTTTTGCTTTGTCGCCTCGATGAGGTCTTGTGCTGTTCGCATGGTTGCCGTTACCGGGCGTTGTGGACTCTTGACCACAGTTGTTGTTGCGGGATCGTTTGTGGCCGGTCCCGTACCCGGAAGCAACGGCTTTTCAAATTGCTTGATTCGGGCCGCTACTTTTGGGTTTAGCTTTGGTTGCCAACGCATGTCACTAGTTATTTGCGCGGATGCACCGCGATTTCTAGTCTGTAGGAAGCTACCCGGTTGCTTACCGTGTGCGGCTGGTCCTCCTGGAGGCGGCATTGGCTGCCCTTCACCGCCCGGTATAGGCTGTGGTTGTGCGCCCTGTGCCTCGGCGTTGTCCTGTTGGACCTGTTGCTCGCTTCCCTGGGCCATATCGCCCTGTAGCTCTTTGGCCTTGGTGAGATCAGGATTGTCCATACCCTTCGGCGGCTCAACATATCCACACACGTCGCATGTCTCTCCGTCCATGTTCTCACCACAGATCGGGCAGTTGTGCTCCTGGCGCATCGTGTCAATCTCTTCAGGTGCAGTCGTCTCGAAGGACTGAGGCAATGGATTCTCAGCCGTCTTGGTCAATCCCTCGTCCTCAACGCTGGCACGGATTTCACGAGCAAGTGCAGTCTCATCGGCAGGATCAAACACACCGCTGATCTCAAAGAAGTGAATGCCGTAGCAGTTCTCGTAGCTCTTGCGCGAGATGCGTTTGCCGTCGGCAGTCTTGTAGTCGTGGTGCGCGCCCTTCATCAAGATGTGAGAGCAGTACTCGTCTGGGTTGGTTGCCTCGTGGCCGCAGTGTGAGCACTTCGAGCGCTCCACGTCGCATCCCATTGAGAAACCATCCAGTTCACCGTCACGGATTGCCTTGGCGTATTTGGGGAACTGCTTAGCGTCGATCTCAAGAAGCAACTCGACCTCGGTGGGGGGAGCGTGCTCTGGGTCGAGGCTTGAGCCAGTCCAGTAGTCATCCCCAGAAGCCGCTACGTGTTCGATCGGCAGGACGCGAAGCTTGCTGTCTACTACAACACCGCGCGAGCGGCTAGGATCTGAATTGTTGTGGTCGATGAAGTTGGGCTTGCCCATGAAGGTGGCGAAGCCGAACCTCCGGTTGCCCTCTGCGGCCTCTACGGTGAAGCCCGATGATGATTGCCTAGCGTGGCGCTCGAAGATCTCTGGTCCACCGGCAAGCTCGACAGACGGCCAGCCGTCGTTGTTCTTGTTGACGCGCGATGAGATCGCTCGCAGACGGACGTACATATAGCCGTCGTCGGTGCGGTAGTCATGGAAGTCGCTGAGCTTATCGAGGCTGGCAGTGTGCCTTCGAGTCGGCGAGCCCTTGACCTCAAGAACCTCGGCATCTTCAAAGGTGGCGAACTTAGTGAAGCTCATCTCAACAGTTATCACGCAGAAGGTGCGCTAGAACAAGCGTCCATGCGCTTGACATGGCTTCCTGAGTCGTGTAGCATATGCTTTATGAATACTCTACGGAAGCTACACACGGCACTCGCCAAGTGCAAGAAGCAGAAGAGCAAGAAGAAGCGCGCGAAGTGCGAACGGGTAGCTAAGGCCGCTGCCCGGCGCTAGTCAATTCGACTAGCAGTTTCTCGCTGTCATAGGTGAGTTGCTTGAGCGTCTGCTTGCAGGCGCTCTCGCGCTTTTCATCTAGACCCCAAGACTCGATCAGGCCGCAAAGCCGACCGCGCAAACGGTTCATCTCAGCATGGATGCTGTCATCTACTGTGATCATGGTTCCTCCCGTCTATGACGGATCGGGTTAGTAGGCTGAGATCAGAGCCTTGGCGATACGGTGGCCGGTCTTCTCATCTGTGTAGACCTGAGCCTGCTTGACCTTGAAGCCAGTGCCGTATGCGACTTCCTGAAGTTCAGCATCAACGTCGGCAGCCGAGTAGTGGTCGGGGACTCGTTCCTCGACCTCGAACGTAGCTGTGACGCCGATCAGACCAGCCCATGGGTGCTCTCCACCGCGAGCGATGATCGGGTTAGGATGCTGGGTACTAGAGAAAGCAGGTGCGCCTACCGGGGTGCCTCCAGGAGGAACCTCGCCCGGCTTCAGAGCCTTCTCGTGCTGGAGCTTGTCTGGCTCCTTGGCATCCGGTACGCCCGGTACGGCTCCCTCAGGGCCTCCCGGTGCTGGCGGTCCCGCAGGCGGTTCTTCGCCAGGGACGGGGCTTTCTGCGCCTCCTGAGAGGTCAGGGATGCCAAGAGCTACGGCGATCTGATTCACGATGTCAAGGAGGGCCTTGATCTCGTGACTCTCGCCACCCTTGCCCTTCTCCTCGCCCTCCTTTGGAGGACCATCGCCCTCTCCACCGTCGTCAGGGCCAGCCTCGTCTCCATCCTCATCATCCTTCGGAGGGCCATCCTCCTTGGGCGGCTCGGTGTCGCCAGGACCCTCGCTCTTCGGACCCGGAGCGTCACTTGTTTCGTCGGCCGGTCCACCAAACGGTGAATCTGCAACGTGGATAGCTGCGACCCAGTGTCCGTCTAGCTCCTCGACCGTGATGTCAGTGGCACCCTTGGGGAACTGAGGACTCGTCTTAGCGGCCTCAACTGCTGCCTCACGAGTCATGGTTGTGACCTCTGGGCCTGTTGCGAAAATGATTGCCATCGCTTGTTATCCTCTCGATGTCTGTGGTTTATATGCACGCCCTGATTTCAAAGCGGTGCTAAGGTAGGGAAGACCCGCGTCATCGCCGTAGGTCTTTTTGGATTTGGCGAAGATAGCTTCACGCCAAATCGCATAGTCTTTGGCCTTTCGAGCACGAAGGGGTAAACGATCTAGAAACTCGATGAGCTTCAAGCTGTCTGACAAACGTGTAACGCGCCATGATGCTTGCGGGCGCGTACTACCTCGTTCGGGGGTTCGATAGATACGCCCAATCCCTAGTCGATCTTGAATCTCTTCAAGGACTGACATGTCATCATCTCGAAGGCTGAGGTAAAACTTTACTTCCCATGATCCGTTTGCATGCTGTATGATCGTGAAGCAACCCTCGCCGTCGATAAAACCCGCAAGCCAGTGGCCGAATGAGTCTTCCATCGCCGCTCTCCTAGAAGTTCTCGTTTTGTAAGCTCTATCGTTGGCCTACGGGCGCAGAGCCCGGTACCTGGACGATCAGAGGGGCAGCGCCAGAAGGGCGCTCCTCGGTGTGTGATGGAGCCCGACCTGAACGGATCTCCGAGAGTGTGTACTGTCGTGGCTGTTCAATCGGCTTCTGGCAGGCAGGGCAATTTGTCCCGAACCCACCGTTGATTCCACATATGCTGCACTCGTACTGCGGCTCCTGCGGTGCTTGCTGATCTGACATTTCTATCTCCTTAGATTCCAAGGAACAAGTCCGCGTCACGCACTCGTTCTGGATTTGTCTTACTGTCGTCGTAGTTTGCTCTCACCTTGTAGTGAGTGCCCTCCAAGTCCAGCATGTCGCCGTTACGCGCAACGCCGTCCTCGTCTATTAGTTCACGTTGTTCCCTCGGAGTAAAGTGCCGTCCTGATTCTCGCTGGATGCGCGCCTCCTTCTCGTGTGACAAATGATCACGCACAGCGCGCAAACGCTCGTCCCTTTCAGCGATGTCTCCGATGTTGCGAGACTGTACGGCTGCACGAGCCATCTCTGCACGACGCGGGGTGAAATCATCGGCGTCGCTATCTTCGTTCAACCAGTCTGCCGCAGGGTTGGTCCACTCCTCACGCTGGGCGACGCCCAAGTGTGAATAGTCATCCTTTTCTTCGGTCACCCAGTCGTGCCCGCAGCGGAAGCAGCTATGTTCCTTTGCCTCCGGGGTGATCATGGATGAAGTGAATTCGCGGTGGCCACAGCGTGGGCAGTCATCGTTATCGACACTCGACTGAGCGTACATTGCTGGTTCGCTTGCGGCGTGCTCATCTGTCGTCTGGCCTGACGGTGGGACCTGTTCATGCCCTGGAGCCTGTCCGCCAGGAGGCGGTTCGTTGCCCTGTTCGTCGGCCGTCTGGGCGACAGGTTCGAAGGAGATGTGCTGCATTTCCATGTCCTGCCTCGATAGCGGCGTGCTTGATGTGAGCGTGTTCGGGTCGTGCTGTCCTGGATCGTTGGCGTAGGTTCCAAGCAGGGTCAGGTCAATACCGTCTGGCTTGACACGCTCGACGCGGACTAGATCAGGTAGCGCGAACGAAGGGTTCACCATCTGGTACTGCTGACCCGCCTTGAGCGGAGCACCTGAGCTATCCTTCCAGGTCAAGGATGAGTCTTCATCGCCTCCCTGGTCTAGGCGCTCGGTCTGTTCTGCTGCCGGTACACCGATCGGGTTAGCTGGATCTCCAGATTGCCCTCCGTGCTGACGCTCATCGCGCAGAGCAGTCCTGGCGATGCTGGTCTGTCCGTAGTTCTCGTCCGACAGTACGTCGTTGAGTTGCCAGATGTTCTTGCATGAGTGGCACTTGGCGTGGTGGTCTTGATCCCCGATTAGCCCGGTGGTTGCAGAGTTGCACTTCGGGCAACGTGGAGCGATGTTGTCGGCTGCTGTGAAGTCCGGCAGGAACGATGACATCGGCTGCATCGGCTGACCGCCTGCTTCGCCTGGACCCATGCCCGGCACAGGCATACCGCCAGGAGCGGCCGGTTGTGGCGCTGGTGGCTGGGTCTGCTCTTCCGGTGTGACCGTCGGTGGTACGTTCGGGTTGCCCTGAACCTCTGCGAGGATCTTGGCGTATTCCGGGTTGCCTGGGTCGAGCGGTAC